TATTCAATATCTTGTTCAAAACACTCGTGCCAGCCACCCCCCTCCGGGTGGGGATTCTCTGTCACGAGCATGAAACCAGCCTTCCGCGCCATGCGCATGATGTCGTCGCGGGTCATGTCTTCTCTCCTCTTGCGCGGATGGCGTAGGCACAATCGGCTGGAGTCGGCCATTTGCAGCATTCAGTGCCTTCAGCGCGGCGCTCCATCTCATCACACAACTTCGCACACGCCTCGCGCTCAGCCAAGACCGCTGCCTCCAGCTCGGATCGGTACACCTGCGTGTCGTCGTCATCAATCATCGTCGTCCTCCTCGGTGTGGTTCGTGATGATCTGTTGTTTCACCAACTCGATGCAGCCGATTACTGTAGCCACAATCATCGTCTCGTCGTACCGGCGAATGACTTCCATCAGTTCTTCGGTAAGGCTGTCTGCTAGGTCTCCAACATACCGGGTCATGTGTTCTCTCCTCTTGCGCGGATTTGTTTGGCGCACCAGTTGGCCGCGTTCCATTCCGGCTCTTCACACAACTTTGCACACGCCTCGCGCTCTGCTTCCACCGCCTTTCGCGTCTGCACACAGGCAAAGCGCTGGCAGTTGGCATGGCAGGAGTGAATCTCGGTGGACAGAAGTCGCTCGCGCTCGGCTTCGGCGACAAGGGCGGCGAAGCGGCGCAGGGGGCCATTGTCGCCATCAAAACCAACGAACCCCGCCTCCCGCGCCATGCGGGTAATGTCGTCGCGGGTCATTTCATCTCCTTCGCTGCGGCGATGGCGGCGAGAACCAAATCACGCCGCACGTTTTCTTCATGTTCGTCGCTGTTGTATTTGCGGTTCGTAAACCCATCGCTCCAGCAAGATGCAACCATGCTCTCCAGCGCCTCCAGCAGTTGCGCGTTGAGCCGCTTGGCCTCGCCGTAATTCCAGACAGCCTCGCCAAGTTGTGCTTCCAGTTTCTCAATCTGCTGGGGCGTCGCCATTCGGTTCACCGCCTTGTCCACGCTGGACTGCATCTGCTTTTGCATGCCGTCGATGAACCCACGTTCATATTCAGCTTGTAGCCGCAGGGCTTCGGGTTGTTGGGCGGTCATCGCGTCATCACTCCAAGCAAATAACCAATCGCAAGCGCCACTACTGGATGGCACAAGAAGTTTTGTAGCTTGCCAAACTTGCCACCCCCAATCCAAGCCCAACCAAGGAACCCAAAGCAAACTAAGTTCCATCCAATTAGAAACCACATAAGTGCGTCAGTCATTGCTCCCTCGCCTTCAGCATCGCATCGGCCATCGTGTACGCAATCCTCGCGGCCATGTCGCAATTTATATCCTGATCCAGAGTGAACGCGTCTGCAATTGCCCCTGCAAATAAACTCTGCATCGCCTTCGCAGCAAAGTGATCACGCATGGTCATGTCTCTGGCAAAGCCGCCGTGCTTGACCATCCAGCTCGTGTACTCAAACATCTGTGCGTCTTGGTCTTTCATTTCACTCTCCTCATTTCACGCGGCTCCCATTGCGTCTCAGGAATCTTCTCGGGGGGTGGCGGGGTCATCGTTGCGCTGGGCGGTGTCCACCCGAACCGCCGCCATGTGGCTTGCACATCAGCGCCGCGGGTGTAATTAAAGTTGGGATGCATGACGTGGACGCTAGGCTCCACTCGGGTCTGTTCTCGTTTCATCTAACGCTCCTTTTAATGCTGCGGATGTATGCCCGCTTCTTTGCCTCTACAAACTTGTAGACCTCGTCATCTGGTGTTTGAACCTGATCAGACAGGCTGCGGGGCTCCACCCCAAACTTGTCATTGTATGTGTAGTACTCCCAGCCTGGCTTCTTCCCGCCGAATGCAACAAACCATTGCAGCATCGACCACCACTTCTGTTTGTTCTCCCGGCTCATGGCACGCAGCTCTTCCATCTCGCCAGGAGTCACGGCCACCGCGTTCCTGCGTTGCCTAACGTGCCCGCAATGCCCGCACACATCCATGTAGCCAGGGAAGTAAGCCTCACACACGGGGCACTTGGCTTCCTTCTTCTCCCGCTCAGTAGGCTCGCGCTTGGCCTTTTCCTTTCGGTCATCCAAAGCATTCACGCCATTGGCAAACACATCCTCCCAGTCCTCGCGGAACCGCAGGTAGTTGCCCGAGTGATCCAGCCAGAGGGCAAACTTCTTTGACTCAGGATCGGCCTGGTTTGAGCGCATCACCCGGCCCATCTGCTGGATGTGGGAGGACAGCGACTTGCTAAAGGGCCGAGCAGACACGCCGATCATCACGTCGGGCACATCAAACCCTTTGGTCAGGATGTCTGTGGCAATCAGCCCGTGGATGGAAGTGTCCGGCTTTGAGAAGTCCTCGATGACTTCTTTCTTCCACTCGTCGTCATCTTTGTAGGATAGGGACACGAAGTTGTAGCCCTGCTCTGCAAACTTCTTGGCCAGGTCAGCCCCGTGGTCTACGCCAGCGCAAAAGACAATCGTCTTTCTCGGGGCTCCAAAGATCTCGTGCGTCTTCTTGATCCACTCCTGCACGATATCCCCGGTGATCTTGACCCCGCGCTCGGTGGCTTCTTTGTTTGTCCACTCGCCCCCGACCTTGCTGGCGCCCGACATGTCGATCTCTTTGGCAATGAAGACACGCAGGGGAACCAGCACGCCCTGGTCTACCAGCTCCTTCGTCGAAATAGAAGAGACCACCCCGTCATAGATCTGCCCCAACCCTTGAGTAAAGGGCGTGGCCGTCAGGCCGATCACCCTGATCTCTGGATTGTTCCTGATGAACTCGACAGTCTGCTGTCTGGTCTGATGGCACTCGTCCACGATCAGCAACTGCAAGCCGGGGAAGTCACCACGGCGCTCGAGAGTCTGGGCCGAGCAGACCTGGATGTTCTCGTGAGGCCGGTATCTCCAGTGCCCGGATTGAAGTACCCCATGCTCGATGGCGTACTTCTCCAGGCGCTTGCTGGTCTGATCGCACAGCACGATCCTATCCAGCAGCATGGCCGCTTTGTTGCCCTTGGTCTTGGTGGCCCTGAGCAACTCGATGGCCATCTCTGTTTTGCCCGCACCCGTCGGGGCATATAGGATTTGGGCCCTGCGGCCAGCAGCAAACCCGTTTCTCAAGTTGTCCAGAATCTTGGTCTGGTACGGACGCAGTTGTAGTGACATGTGAATCCTCTGCCGGGACACCCCCCGGCTTGGGTGATGAATTGTCTACCGCTCATCAAAACGGCGCAGTCACTTACGCGACAGGTTCAAGCTTCTTGATCTTCTTTTGTAGCATGGCCACTTGCTTGATCAACTGCGCGTTTTCAGCCTGGAACTGATCGCGGCTGATGGTCAGGCTCTTGACCTCGATGCGAAGCAGCTTGTTCTCATCGCGCAGCTCCTTGATCGTCTTCTCCACGAAGTCCGGATCCATAGCCTCCTGCTTGACCAGCTGGTCTGTCAGGCTGCTGTTCTCATCAACCAGGGCCACCACGTTCTCTTCCAGCTCGATGATCTTCTCTTCCAGCTTCTGGACGCGGGGGTCAACAGTCTCCTTGGGCGCCTCAGGCGTGGGCGCAACCTTGAGCGGCTGGACGGCCGGCTCTTCCTTGGCTGCTATCTGATTCTTTTCCGCGGCTACCTTGGCCTTGATGCGCTCCAGGCGCATACGGCCCACAGTCATGTGGCTAACACCGCACCGCTTGGCAATGATGCGGTCAGACTCCTGGCTCCACTTGTCGTCGTCCAGGTTCCGGTTAACTAGGTCGCGCTTCTCTTCATTGGTCAGCCGCAGCCCATGCTTGAGGTTGTCCTCCATAGCCCACAGGATTGCATCCCGGACAGTGCCCTTGCGGATCAGTACCTCGGCCTCTTCCTTCTTGTTCTTGAGCAGGGCGTGATAGCGATGAAAGCCGCACGACAGCCAGAAGTCTGAGCCATCAAAGACCACCAGCATCGGCGGGAACACGTCTCCGTTAAGCATGTCCTGGGCGTAGTCAGCCGAACGCGTTGCGTCCAGCTTCTTGCGAACCTGCGTGCCGCCGTCAGTACGGATCGACTTCAAATCAAGAATTTTTTTCTCATCCATCTTTGTTCCTTTCGTCTGTAAACTTGCCCAGAGGGAACGCGATTCTGATGCGAACCCTGCGCCATGTCAACAGGTATATTGCCTATGAACCTAACTGTTGATATTGCAGTGCACAATGGAATGGCAATAGCATCCCCAAGGGTGAATAGCCCACGGCTGTTCGGCCCCTGCCCGGCACGCTCATAGCATTCCAGCGTACCCAGCACTCCCATGAGGCAGCGATTCGTTCGATGGAGGTCTTGTTTCACCTTGTCCCTCCGTCTTGCCCAGTCCCTCGCTGACAGGCTGGACGGCATTTGTCTGGGGGTGAAAGCCAGAGCCGGTGTTTCCTTCCGCGCCACCCATGCAGGTGCTTGCTATCGTGCGGAGTACGGCTGACGTGAGAGGACAAACAAAAAGCCGCTTACAACTGCGATTCCGGTAGCAACCTTGCCTAATGACTTTCCAACTGGATCATTAGGCAAGGCGGAATCGCATGTGTAAGCGGCCTCAACTTCGTCGCTTGCTACGGCAACAGCGGCACTGTCGCATAGGTGACAGCGATTTGTCAATACCCCTGCTGGCTATGGGGCTGGAACTTGTTCCACTCGGCGCTTGTCTGCCGCTTCATCCGCAAACTTCTGGTGGAAGACGGCGAACTGTGCGTCGATCATGTGGCCCATCGCGTTGCGCGAGTGGACAACGGCCTCATCAAAACGCTTTAGGCACATGGCCTCATGCATCATGCGCAGGGATTTCTCTGCCAGCATGGTAGGCAGCGAGTAGTCAATGATCATCTCACTCTCCCTCATAAAAACCGTAAGCCCAGCACACGGCCGAGATACGAACGCCTTTAGTTACAGGGGCAACCCGGTGCATTGTGGTGGAATCAAATACGATGATGTCGCCTTTGTTTTTCAGGCCGTTATCAGTCTTGTCCTGAAGCTCAAGCTGCCCGCCTTCAAACTCGGACGGGTCATTCAGCAGCATGCATAGCGACACGCGCCGCTGCTTTCCATCTGCTGGCGGAAGAACGTCGTGATGCCACCAGTAATGGTCAGTAGTCTCGTACTTCAGAATTTGTGGAACGTCAAAGCCGCAAATTGACTTGCTCCACTGCGTCCTACTGTTGGCGTCGATCATGTAGTTTTTACAGACCGATCCAAGCGGAGACATCAAGTGCTCCGACAAAACCTGAACCTTGCGAAGGCTTGTAGATTCCTCGCCAGATTCTTCTCGTGTTGCGCCAGTCACAGAGTGCGACCAGTCCAGACTCTTGACCACATAGTCACAAAATTCAGGCGGCATGGCCCGCTCGTAGTACAGATAACTAGGCATTTCAGTCTCCACAAAAACAAGGGATGGCCGGTTCGGCCGGGTCAAACATGTCGCGCTGCTCGTTTGCAAACTTGGACATCTCTGCGTAGCTGGGCCGGTCGTTGCGGAACATCGCCCCGCTGGGCTTAGAAGATAGCTCGAGGGCCTCCATCTTGACCCACCAGACAGCCCGCTCAGGCTTTTCCTGGATCAGGCTCTGGATCTGCGCCGCGGGCTTGAGAAAGCACAGGTCGCAGTTCCCATGCATCGTCACCCCGTCCATGTTCGGCAGCTCCAGATCAAACGATTGATTGCGCCAGAACTCCCCGACCATCTCTTTGGTAACGCCGGCCGTCCACAAGGGGATGCGGGACTTGTCGGCGATCTTGGCCGCCCGCCTATCCTCATCGGCCCGGATGCCCACCCAAGACATGTTCTCTATGGTGGCATAGGTCTCGCCATCAAAGACGTTCAAAGATGCCAGGTACTTGGACTGCGCCCGGATCTTCAGCTCTGACGTACAGATACGACTGACCGGGTTGGGCAGGTAGTTGCGCTTCCTGATCAGCGCCTCAAACGGCTCACCATTCCTGCTGGCAGTCTCAAAGTTCACCCGCTCAAAGCCCGCGGTGTCGAACCGGCGCTCAACCCAGTGAACCTCTACGCCCCAGTTGTCCTCGCAAGCCTTGACAAACCGCAGCGTGGCCTCGTCCTCCTTGCCGGTGTTGGCAAAGCAAACGATACATTCTTCAGGCAGTCCGTTGTTTTCTTGCAGCACCCGCCAAAGCATGTAGGCAGAGGTGCGCCCACCGGAGAAAGAGATGCAGGTCGGCCCATCAATCTTGAATGAGCTCATGCAGCGTCTCCGAAAAAAGCGGAGCCGTTTCCGGCCCCGCAGAACACTAGGAGTTCACACGCGGCAACTGCAATCACCGCGGGACTGGTTTTATGAAAAATTCTTAAGGATGTCAAGCGCTTCATCTATAGACTCCACTACACGCAGCATGCCGCCACGCCATTCGTCAAAGAACTTCTGCTCTGCTTCAGTCAGCTTGCGGGCCGAAGGAACCTTCCTCCCGTCCTTGACTTCCATCAAAATCGTATGCCCGCGGTAGCCCACCAGCAGATCAGGCAACCCGTTGCCCTGCGTCACGATCCGGACAATCGCACCCGCGGCTCTGAGCGCAGACACGATCTGGTCTTGGTTGGCGTCAATTCTTGCAGCACGTCGCATGCCCTATTGTAACAGACAGGTGTTGACTCATGCAATATATCTGCTATATTCGGCGCTCCAACACCTGATACAAACAATCACATGGACACAAAAGAGATCGCACAAGTTTGGAAGGAAGGCGCAGAGCTGGCCAACTACATCGTGGACTCGCTCAAGGAGCGGGGCTACGACGAAAGCCCGCACGTTGGCCTGGTCGGCTGCGCCATTCTGTACGGCTCTATTGCCAAGCTGCTGGGCATGTCAACTCACGAAACGCTGGAGCTGGCTATGGTGGTGCGTAAGAAACTGGAGGAAAAATATGACAAGCTGCAGTGACTGCGGAATCGCCAACCCGTCCGACACTCATACCTGCCAGCAGTACGAAGACCGCGTCAAGGCAGAGCGTGCATTGATGACTGTTGAAGAACGCCTGGCCGAGTACGAAGCTCGCATCGAGGCGCTTGAGCGGCGTATGGCGCAGGTGACCATCACGATGATGTACAACAAACCCTGGGGCGCAATATGAAGCTGACCAACAAACACGACCTGCCCCAGACGTTCGTTAACGTCATCAAGCGCCCGACGTATTCCAAGGGCCGTGCGAACCTGTCTGCCACCGAGCTGATCAACAGCCCGCAGATCGTCTGCCTCAAGCACAAGCATTGGGATGAGATCGAGGTAGACGCCTCTGAGATGGTCTGGTCTTTGTTCGGCTCCGCGGTGCACTCCATCCTGGAGCACGGCAAGGACAAGCATCACATCGTTGAAGAGCGGGTCTACCTCGAGTACGACGGCTGGCAACTGTCTGGCGCCATTGATCTGCAAGAGATGGACGAGGACGGCGGCGTACACTTGAAAGACTACAAGGTCACGGGCGCCTGGGCGGCACGCAATGAAAAGCAAGAGTGGCACGACCAGCTCAACGTCTACGCATGGTTTGTAGAGAAGGCCAAGAACCGCAAGGTCAAGTCCCTGCAAATCATCTGCATCGTGCGCGACTGGTCGGGCCGGGAAGCCAGCTTGAAGGAAGACTACCCCCAGGCTCCGATCGTGACAATCGACATCCCTCTGTGGCCGATGGAACAGAGAGAGGCATTCATTGCCGAGCGGGTCAAGCTCCATGCAGAAGCCTACTTTGAGTCTGAGTCAGACGGAGAGATCTCTCCCTGCACGCCAGAGGAGATGTGGGAGAAGCAAGAACTATTTGCCGTCAAGAAAGAAGGCGGCGTGCGGGCCAAGTCGGTTCACACAAGCAGAGCAGAAGCAGAAGCAGCCTTGCCCCCGAAGGGCTACTTCATAGAACACAGACCGGGGGAACGTACTCGCTGCGAGAAATTCTGCCAAGTGGCGAGCTTTTGTAAACAACATCAAGCTTACAAGGATCAAGCATGAAGAAAGCGTTTATCGGCATCTGGCTGGCCGCAACAGCCTCTTTGGTCTGGGCTAACTGCTCAACGAACACGTACTTTGTCAATGGTCGAACAATCATTTGTACGACCTGCTGCTACGGATCGAACTGCACGACCAACTGTTTCTAACAATAAACGGGGGAAAGCGGATGCTGTTACTGGCCGTGTAGGGCACTACCCCAGTTCAGGTTGACTGCTGACGGGCAGTCCGAAAACAGACGCAGCGAGTACCCCACCTTTTTACGAGATCACTATGAAGTTCTACACACTAGAGATGAATGAGTTAGACAAAGAGCTTGTTATTTACGCGCTGCGAAGCTTGGTTGACCAGCTTATCGACGACATCGAAGATTCTTGCATTGACATGGGCGAACAAATGTCCACCGAGCAAAGCGCGAAGACCGTGATCGACAACGTCATCGCAAATGCCACGCAAGAGATCGAGGCTCTCAAAGAACAGGGCCGCAAAAAGAAAGACCCCGTCGCAGCCCCCTACGGCTACAAGCTAGACGGCACCCCGAAGAAGCGCCCTGGCCGCCCAGCCAAGAAAGGTAAAAAGTGAATCACTTCTCCCAGCTAGCCCAGATTGACGTCAAGCCCTTCCTGGAGAAGAAGCAGAACCTGACGTACATGTCCTGGCCTCACGCGGTCAACGCCCTCATGGAGCACGACCCCACGGCCAACTGGATATTCAACGAGCCCGTGATGTACGGCGAAACCATGATGGTCTCCTGCACCGTCACCGCATTTGCCAAGCCCATCACCATGCATCTGCCCGTCATGGATCACCGCAACCAAGCGGTCAAGAATCCTGACGCAGTTGTTGTTAACAAGAACATGATGCGGTGCTTGGTCAAAGCTATTGCTTGCCATGGCCTGGGCTTGAGCGTCTATGCCGGCGAAGACCTTCCCTCTTTCCCTGATCCGGAGACGGGTGAGGTGCCCCCGCCAGCTCCTGCGAAGGCGCAACATCCCGGCTTTTATCCTCCCAAGGCAGAGACCAAGCCTGAGCCGAAGCCGGTGCCTAGCGACAAGCTCGGCGGGGACATGGAGCCGTGGCAGGTCAACATCAAACTGAACGTGAAGGACGATCTGCCAGCATGGGTAGATGCAATGCTGACCGCCTTCCGCATGCAACTGGAGATCACCAGCTCCACGAAAGACGTGATGGCCCTGTGGCGCGTCAACAAGCAAAAGCTCGACACCCTCAAGGAGCAAGCTCCCGAGGACTACGAAGCCCTGCTATCCGATTTCAGCAAACGCAAAGCACTTTACAAGGACGCCAAATGAACGAGTACCCCAACAGCGGCAAGCTGTCCAACAACCGCTTTAAGGACACCGACAAGAAGCCCGACATGGTCGGAGAGATCAGCATGCAGCGCTCGGTCTTGAAGCAGCTCATGGAAGAGCACGACGGCGACGAGATCGTGATCAAGCTCAGCGGCTGGCGCCGGCAAGGGAACTACGGCGAGTTCTTTAGCCTGAAGTGGAACAACTACAAGAAGGCCGAAGAGCGCCCGTACTCTAAGCCCGCGGCCCCGGCAGATGATTCGGACGTGCCCTTTTGATCATGCAACACCCGCAGTTTGAAGCGGTCAAGGTCGCCATCAAGCAGGATAAGACAGGGTACATCCTTACCCTGAACATCCACCCTGATGACATTGACGAGCGCATCATGCGTGACTTTGTGGGCGCCCGGTACATGGTGGTCATGGCCCGCATCAACGCGGAAGAACAGCCCATGAACCGGGACTCAGTCCGCGATCCAGTCAAAGCCGCGGGCATGTTGTGCCGAGATCAAAGCTTTGCCGACTGGCTCCTGGAGCGCAACGAAATCTTTGAC